ATTATTGGCTGCCTTTGACCTTATAAAAGTTCAGGCGCTTATTAATAAAATAAAAGAAAAAATAACTAAAACTATTATGGGTGTTATTAATAAAATTCAAAGCGCAGTTGAAAATTTCAGTGTTGCTAATGTTATTAGTCAAGTTGAAAGTTTAGTTGCTAATACAGTAGGTGCAACCTTATTTAAATTACAAGAAAGCATTATGAGATTTTTTAGTGAAGAAAATATACAATCTATTCAACGTAAAATTACAGGAATGATTGATTACGCGGTTGGTTTATTTGACAATCCATCAGTAGAAGAAATAATGTTTTTAATCAGTAGAATATGTGGCTTTGCTGCAGGTATGGAAACACTTATCAGTGGACTTAAAGACCCATTAGATACAACTGCAAACCAATTTCTTAATGGTATTACTATGATGAAATCAAACTCAGGTATCATTACAGGAGATGTAGTTGCTGCCGGCGGAATACGAATGGACGACGCATATAGAGCAGAAATGATTAGACAAGCAAAACAAAAATTAATTGAAGCAGGTAATGACGAACCTATTCCTGACGAAGCTTATGATGGCGTACCTTCGTGGGATCAAATTAAAGATAATAAACATCCTAAAATTCACCTATATCCACATGTGGATCCTCTCACTAGAGGAAGTTGGGAAGGTTTAACACCAGAAACAAGAGCCGCTCTTATAATGTTATGGGATAAGGCAGGCCTTAAAAAGCCTTTTGTTTGCCGTAGTTTCTTTAGATCGCAAGCTCATCAGGATAGATTATATAAAGCAATGCTTGCAAAAGAAGGCAAAGATAATGGTACAGTTGCAAAAGTTTCTCAGCATACATCAGGCCTTGCGGTAGATTTATCATGGTCGCTGTTTGATCCTTACGCCAAAGAAACTGATGATTTTATTAAGGTTGCTAGAAACTTAGGGTGGAATGGTATTATTCGTTATAACAAGTTTTTACATATAGATCGTAGGTCGGAGGAAATTAATATAGATTTCCGTACTATTATAAAATCAACACTACCAGGACTACCGCCTGATAATATTAGAGCTCTGGCACCACCACTGGCACCTCGTGGCGAACCGCTATCATCTGATTTTTTAGCTAGAATTGAATCTATTTTAGATGAATCATTATAAATAACTATAAAGCAACGGATACCAAGCAATGGTTGTAAATTTATTAACACAGAGACAAAAGAAAATCTCTATATACTCTGACTTTAAGAAGAACCTTGAAGTCAGTCCATTATCGTTAGATTTAACTCTTAATAAAGATGAAGACGCAGTAAAAGAATCAATTATAAACTTACTATTAACCGATCGCGGTGAAAGGCTAATGCAGCCAGCACTCGGTGGTAATTTAAGAGCAATGTTATTTGAAAATATAACACCTGGCGTAATGGTAATGATTGAGGATCAAGTAAGAACAACACTCGACTTGTATGAACCAAGAGCAGAGGTTATTGATGTTAATGTAACTTCAAATATCGACGATAACGTTGTTAAGATACAAATTGAATTTTACATATCAAATAATCAACAACCTATATCTGTTGATGTATTTTTAGAGAGGACTCGGTAAATGGCCAAGTTAAACATTTCAGAATTAGATTTTGACGCGGTCAAAACTCAATTTAAACAATATTTACAATCACAGACTCAATTCAAAGATTATAACTTTGAAGGTTCAAACATGTCAGTATTGCTTGATGTATTAGCATATAATACTTATCAAAATAACTTCTATACAAATATGGCAGTTAATGAAATGTTCCTTGACTCTGCAGTGTTAAGAAACTCTATTGTTTCGCACGCAAAGGAATTAAACTATTTACCTAGGTCACGAAGGTCTGCCAAGGCTATCGTTAAGGTTACGATTACAGATGATAATGCTGAAGGTCAGTCAATTACAATTCCTCAGTACTCACCTTTCACAACAATTTATAACGGTGAAAATTTTGAATTTGTAACTAATGAAATGTATGTTGCCAAGAAAACTGCGCCAAGAACATTCGTTGCTGAAAACGTTGAAATCTTTGAAGGTCAAATGTTAGCCAGTTTTGAACGTGAAGGTTTCTTTGTTGATGACGATGGAATTTTAAGGGTAACACTATCAAACGAAAACGCAGACACTGAGTCTATTTCAGTATTCGTTGATGCTGAAGCTACAGAAAACGAAAATGTATTCCTACGAAAGAATGATATTTTTGGTGTAGGACCAACAGATAAAGTATTTTATATTGAACCATATATTGATGGACGATATACGATTTACTTTGGTAATAATGTCTTTGGTTTCCAACCAGAAGAATTTGAGGATATTAGAGTACGTTATAGAATTACATCGGGAACTGAAGGTAATGGAGCATTTTCTTTCTCACTCGTAACTACTACAGGTTCGGCGGTAGTCGAAACAATACAGGCTGCAAGTAATGGTGCTGAACGAGAGTCAATGGAAAGCATTAGATACTTTGCTCCAAAATCATTACAGATACAAGAACGTGCAGTAACAACATCCGATTATGAAATCTTATTAAAATCAAACTTCCCTGAGATCCAATCAGTTGCTGCATACGGTGGTGAGGATTTAGAACCTCCACAGTTTGGTAAGGTTGCAATTTCAATATATCTTGGTCAAAACCAAACGAGTTTATCTACAACATTATCAAATACTTATATTGAGTATTTAAAAGATAGAAGTCCATTGGCTATTGAACCTGTATTTGTTCCATCAAAGTTCCTATATGGTTGTACAACAGTTGATGTTACTTATAATCCTAAACTTACAAGTAAATCAGAAGGTGACTTAGATGTATTGATAAGAGATGCTATTAAATTATATAGTGATACTTATTTAGATGACTTTAATACTTTTGCAAGAATTTCTAAAATAGCTACATCTATTGACGCGTTAGAAACAGCAATCATTGGTACATCAATTAGTATTATGCCTTACATTGAATATTCACCAGCATTAGGTATTGCTCTTAATCCATCGTTTAAATTTGAAGCAGCTCTTGTTAAGCCATATCCTTTTGATACTGCTGACGGATTTAATGATTATAAACCAGCAATTAAGAGTGGTGTATATACACTTGACGGTACTGATGTATATTTACAAGACGATGGCCGTGGAAATATCCAAGTCATTGCTAATGATATTGCAAATCCTAAAGTTATCAAACCAATTGTTGGAAGCGTAAATTATACAACTGGTGAAGTTAACTTAGTTGGGTTTATTGCTAACGGCTTTGTCGGATCAGGTATTAAAATTCAGGCCAATACAATATCAAATGATATTAAAGCACCAGCAGGAAGAATATTTGGAATTAAAAATTCTGATGTAACAATTAAACTTACAGGTTCACAAACAAATGCCCGTTAGCAATACAAAAGAAGTAGAAAAACAAATATCCTTTAAAATTGCTCAGCAATTTCCTGCGATTTATAGAGAAAATAACGATGAGTTGGTTTCGCTTGTTACCGATTATTATAAATTTTTAGAGACAACACCTAACCAATCAATATATAATGCAAGAAGGATGTTTGAATACCGCGATATTACTACAACATTATCGAGTATGATTTTATTCTTTCAGAAAAAGTTTTTAGCGGACCTACCTTTACTAAACGATACAAGTGTACGATTAGTTGTTAAAAACATATTGGATTTATATAGACGTAAAGGTTCAGCGTCCAGTGTTATTTTATTCTTTAGAATGTTTTACCAAGAAGATGTTGAAATATTTAATCCTTCTAAATACATTTTAAAACCATCTACCTCTAAATGGCAGACTGGTAATTATCTACAGATGATACCAAACAACGGGTTGTTTTACGATTCAACCAGTGAAAATTATTACGAATATTTTGATTTATTAAGCAAAACAATTATTGGATCTGTATCAAAGGCAACGGCTGCAGTTGATAAAATTAACTTTATTCTTTTAAATAATACTCTTACGCCAATCTTATATTTGTCTGATGTAAAGGGTACGTTTAAAAGGTATGACGATATTGTAGCCCGCGTGGATGGTAAAGATATATCCTTCGGCGTATTAAATGGCTCAGCTTCTGACATTGTTGTCGACCTTGACTTTGGTGGTACCATAGGTAATGTAGTTGGCGATGAAGT